AGAGGCCCGTATCTGGGTCGTGACTGGTTCCGTTTATTTTGGCTCTCCGACTGTAACTGTAGGCGGAGCAATCGTTACTGCGTCAAGTGGCTGGCAAGAAGTCAAAGGATACATATCCAACCCCGCCGTTGGCTTACCCTGCCTCAGCAATCAAACAGGTTCAGAGTGGTACTTAGACCGCATCTCAATTCGGCAAGTACTAGGTAATCACGCTTCGCAGCCCACTAGCACGGCGCGGGGGGTGGTGAGTGCGCGGGTGAATTTGCTGGTGAAGTCGTTCATCTTCTTTGGTTTTGGCTATGGAATTTAGCTGTATAGTGGCAAACTCATGACGCAGCTTCCACACCTCTGAAGAATGCTTACTTGCTTGAAATTGCCAGACAAGTCCTGCGGTGATTAGGTTAGTGATTAGGACAACTAAAAGTAATTTACGCATATTATTAACCCTCTAAGGCTTTTACAATAGCACTAGCCACTAACCACTTCTTAGCATCGTAGGCTGCAAGTTCTTTTGCGTTGGACTGGAAAAAGGTTTCTACAATAATACCTCCTTTTTTAACAAACCCCAATGTACGACCTTGTTCACGAACAAGCTGGGCATAGTCAAAAAATCCTTTATCCCTGCGAAGAGAAGTACCCAACACATCAGCAATACCCTTGGCAATGTTTTTAGCTAGTTTGGCGTGCTTTGTTTCGGCAATCACCTCCACTCCTTGTGCTGTAGGTGGGCCTGCATTAGTATGGATTTCAATGCAAGTTCTCCCAGAAACAATCTGCTTGATAGCATCAACTAATGTGAAATTGTCCCGAAGATTTCCATCAGTAGCTACATCATGCCCGTTAGCTCTAAGCTTACCTGCGATAATGTTGCGTAGCTCAACTGCAATATCTGCCTCTTTTCGACCGCTGGCAGTATTGCCTGGGTCACTTCCACCATGCCCTGCGGAGATAAGAAATTTCATGTTAATCCTTTTTCTGGTTTATAAGTCTAGCTAGTATAGCAGAGATGAATAGAACCAACGCTATTGTGGCTTTATATTGGTCAAGCTCTGCAAGAAGGTTCTTGGGTAGTAGTGCCAGTGCATGTAATATGGCATCAGGAAATAAGATTAGAAGTCCAGAAATCGCTGCCCCTAGTGCTGTGAGTTGAACGCTGAACCATTTCCATGATTCTTTCCATGATTCTTTCCAGTTTTCAATTAAAAATTTCATTCTACCCTCCCTAAAATAACTTTGGCGAGGGTGGCAAGTCCTGACCACCCTCCGATTGCATAGACAGTGAGACCAAGTATAAGAAATGCACTGGTGTTTTTAGTAGTCGCTTCAAAGCAGCTAATAAGATATTGCTGCTGGCCTGTGCAGCATTGTTTCTTAGTACATCCAACGCTGTTAGCCAGAACCCTTCAGTGACATCCAACGCTGTTAGCCAGAACCCTTCAGTGACATCTTGACTAATAGTTGCTTTGCGCTCAACCATAGCTCGCTCCACATAGACGCTGCGCTCTCCATCTCACGCTTGATTTTGGATTCACAGTAACGCGCCTTCGCAATCTCGGTGCGCTCCTCAATTTGGCTCATACGCCAAGCCCGCCACTGGTTTAGCACTTGCACCACAATACCCACCGCCGCCATCACCAAGCCAACGGTTTCAGCGACGGTCAAATTGCTGAAGAAAAGCATCAATGAGCCAATAATCGTGGAAAAGAACCCACCCTTGGCGGTCGCAGTGGCCTCTGCGATTTTTAGGCCAATTTCGCTTTTTTGTTCCATTTCATTTACTCTGTTTTGAGAATTATGACGCTTTCCGATTGCCACTCTCTATGCCCTGCGCAGGAGTGAAGTTGGTCACAGCAGGCAGGCCGCCTGACCAATGCACGGCGTTAATAATATAACTAAATGGACTGGAAGCTCCTAATCGGCCTATGGGATTCTGTGCTGGGTCAACCATATCAATGTTCACACACGATATGGTAGTCCTATAACCACCTGCAAAAGATGAGCCAAAAACAATGGGGCTGCCTGCAAGTGTTTGTTCGATGTTTATAGAGCCAATTGCCGTAGTGCCACTTGCAATAGGAATAGGCGAGTTGAAATAAAAGGAAGCACTACTAATAAAACGCAAAGGCTGATTAACGCCCATGCTTTCAAAATATGAAATACCAGAGCCAACGATAGAGACTTTTGAGCCAGATGCAAATAATTGCTTATTAGACCCAAGTGTGCTAATCTGCGAGTTAGAGATTTTTATATCGCCAACCAGCATAGGCAATGAATTGTTGATGTGCAAAAGCCCTGTGCAATTGCTTATATGTGTTTTAGAGTTAGTATTGTCTGTTACTATCAAAGATATTCCATTGGTAATATTATCGAAAGCAGCAACTGAATTTGCTGCTTGGGCTATTTGGATAGATGCTGCATCTACACCACCCCCTGACCTGACAGGTGAAAAATCACTAATATCTGAAATGCTGATGTCTGGTATGCCGCCTGAGGATAGTAGAAAGTGGTCTGTGTCACCATAGACCATTTTGCGCCCCACCACATTCTCGAAAGACGCAGATTTTACTCCGTTGAATAAACTGATACCTCGAGATATTCCTAAAACATCAACATTTTCTACTTTCAAAATCCCTGTGTTTTCAGAGCCGAAAGACATTAATCCATACGCGCTAAGTGCGGACGCGTTGTTACCAATCTGCACTCCGTTCAAAACAAAAGCTGGCTGATATGTAGTAGCTTCGTTGGAAAAAATGATTGAGCTGCTAACATATGAGGCAATAGAGGTTTGAAATCCAGAAGTAACAATGCCATCAAACTTGCACGAAGAATACGAGTCGTTCAAAAATCCTACAATAAAAAGCGGCGGTGGGCTTGGATATGGCCAGTTTGCGCCGGTTGAAATGCCAGATGATATATCTGCAAAAAAGCCACCATCTACTGTTTGCCTTACGGCACAGCCGAACCGCTGAAATCCGTGCGTTTGGTTGCCTTGGAAACTGATGTTATTGCAGTTAATGGCTAAGAACCCATCCCCGCTATCCAAATCCGTCAATATCGCCCTGCAATCGGTTGCAGTGTTGCCAATGGCTGCTGCCATACTCACATTCTCGAATGTCAGGCCGCCCAGTATCGGGTCGATAATCTGCACCTCCCTTACCACGGCTGCGAGCGTATTTTTTGCGCTAATGCCAGCCGTTTTATGGTTGCACACCAGTTTCAGGCCATTGACAGATGCTAGCGGCGATGTCATTCGCAGCAGAGCGCCAAGAATCCTGTCTGTGCGCTCGGCTGGATTCGTTGCCACCAGCGTTGCCCCCGCGCCCATTAGAGGCACGCGCAGCTCGATTGAGGCGGTGGAGGTGAAGGTGTAGCCCGCTGGAAAAAGAAGCTCCGCCCCTGATACGAAAGCCGCTGCCTCAGCCAAAACTATCGCGGCTGTATCATCCGCCACGCCATCGCCAACTGCCCCTGCTGATACCACACTGATAACGCCGCTGGCTTTAAAAGCTGCGTCCACGGTAGTAGCGGGAAGCGTGGGATAGCGCCGAAAGCCGATAAGCCCTGCCCCTGAAAATGCTGCTAAATCCTGACGAAGTGTAGAGTCACCTGCAATAACGAACTTGCTTGACTCACTTGCCCAAACCCCAGTGGTGGTGTAGGGCAGCACGGTCGTAGGCGCTGCGCGATATGCAAGGCCGTCTTTTGTGAAAGTGGTGTTGAAATTGTTCAGCACCAAGCCTGTTGTATAGTTGCCCAAATTCACAAAGCCAGATGCGGCAATGAAGTCAGCAAAATCCTGCTCGAAACCGTAAAACGTTTTACGGTTTCGGTTAAAACGGTCTGTCCATGTTCGACTCGCCTGACTATTCGCTGCTCGGTCTAGATTCTCGGCGTTATCCGATAAATCTCTAGGGTCATTAGACCCTAACTGGTTATTAGTGTTATATGTCATACTATGCGCCTAGAGGTGGTTCTTTATCATCATTCTCGTAAACACGGGCATCGTAATTTACGGCCTTTACATTTACCTGATTATACCCGTTTGGAGCAATTTCGGTAATAAGGGAAGGCAGACAAATTTTATTTGTTACACCGATAAATGCGTGGATAGGCTCACCTTGGTTAATTCGTCTGGGGTTGGTTAAGAAAGCAGGAAGTGGGCTAGTCATTGCTTGCACTTCAACAATGTTCGGTATGGCTGTTTTAATACAGTAAGAGAAATCAGAACATACCCCTGTGGTATCTCTAAAAACTATAATTACCACATTCGCGTTATAGTCCTCCCACTTGACATCTTCTGTTAACGTAACCTGTAAGGCTCCTGGTATAGATGCGCTTGGTTGTACATCAGTAACTAAAGCAGTCTGGCTGTACGAGGGTATCTCATCAAAAATTGGCACATAGCTTAAATAATTAGAACACATTGCGTCTAATTCCGTTGAGAAACTGTAAGACCATGTTCTATATTTTGAGATAAGCAATTGACGCATACCGTGCCGCCATGCACGAGTACGGTCAGTTACACCATCAATTTTTACTTTTTTCAACCTAATACGAAGGGAGTTGGGCAAGGTACATATTACTGTCTTACGGGTCCATGTATTAGTATCCATGTAATCCACTTCTACCCCATCAATATCATCTGGCCTCGGAGCCTTAAACTGACGCTCTAAACCGCCTTGCAACATATTTTGAGCACTATAAGCCTGTTCAAATACAGTTCGTGCCTCGTCCCTAGCAGGTTTAAGTTTGCCATTCTCAACAGTTAAATCCGCAAACCCAACGGCAAGTGTGGTGGAGAGTGCTTGTTCCACTGTGGTTTCATCAAAAATGTGGTTGATTGTGTCTCCACGTGCAGCCCATACTGCCCCTAACCTAGCAAGTTCCTCAGTGTGGAGGCTATCTGCTGTATACCCCGCTGTAGTAGCAATATATTGCACATAATCCTCAATACGGCTCGAAACCTGCTTAACCCCTCCACCCAAGGGTTCTATTTTGCGTTGTGCAATCACATTGATTTGATTTTCAGATGTGCTACTAACTTTACCACCTCCTTGTATAACGACTCCTATTGTCGTCCAATTGGGGTATCTGTTCACATTAGGAAGTAAAGACTTCAACCCCTGCCATGTAACTTTATCATTTACAGACGTAGAGGTAGAAGCAGCCGTGATTCGCCTTACTGAAACCATTGGTTGAATTGCCCTGCCAAATAAACCAAAATCTAAACCGTCAGAAGTAGGACCAAGCCTTATGGTTTTGGTATAACCTATTTGGTCTACAGTTGCACTGCTGAAGCTGTAGACGATTTCTCTGCTTTCTCCTGTTTGGAAATCAATTACTACAACCTGAACAGCTACACCTGCTGTAAGCACAGCCCCGCTGTCATTTATCCACGATAGACCAGAAGGGAAAAAGAAGTCTAGCTCTAGTTCATCAGTTACCTCCCCCGAAGGAGTAGCAGCAAAAGCTGCAGACCTCGCCCCAAAAGCACTAGTAGTTAAAAATGTTACAGCACCCCCTACAGAAGCTGTTGGTGTAAACCCAAGGAATGAGGTATCACGGGTGAAATTACTGTATGTGGAAACATCTGGAGACGCTGCCAAATATCTCTCTACAACTATTTCTGTAGGTGTTTTTGATGTTATTTTAAAGCCAGCCCACGGGTCGAAAAAATCTATTGGTATAGTTGTGTTATGCTGACCGAACAAACCGCGAAAGGTAACAGTAGCTAAACCTAACGATGGGTCAGTCCACACAACTTGAAAAGGACCATCAGGAGGTTGTGCACCATTTTTGTTAGTTCCAGTTGCAGACTGTCTAAAATTAGCAGCAGTCCATCTCAACCGTAAATTTTCAGGCTGACCCTTATTATTTAACAAAAAACCTAACTCTTTTAAGTGTTTGAAGTCACCTGTAACATCGGTATAATTGTCCAGATAACCAAAACTACTACTCTCTACACGATGTTTAATTGTGTACTGACTGTTTTTAATAATTCTAACAATAGTACCAACTTCCCATCCGTTAGGCCATGTACCACTAGAGCGAGTTATTGTATTGCCTGCTGAAAACGCATAGTCTGGAGGTTGGACGTTATTAAAATCCAACACCTCACTATTCAGGTCAAGGCCTGTAGAGCCACTGCTCGTGGCCCCTACTTCAGGGGAATTGTACCAATTAGTATTGGTACTTACACCCTCTAAATCTGCATTAGGTGTATATATTGTGTATTCAGCACGAGAATCGCCCAAATCTTTTAAAGCTGTATTACCCAGCTTTACATCATCTGACAGAATGGTGTATTCACCAGGACCAATACAAGCGTGAAACTCCAGCATCTGGATACGTGGGGCAGACTCTAAATAATATCTATGAGGCTGCACCAGATAGTCTGGGTATTTGCGAAATGTACCCAGTATCTCAGGCACAACCTCGCCCAGTTTTGGGGTATTGCCTGTAGCCTCTACGGACTCTAAGGATTTAGATTGTGGTGTATCAACCCTAGTTTGAGTCTTTGGCTTACCACCAAAGATTTTCATAATGAAATTAAGTATCTTACCAATCAGTTTACCAATAAACCCAAAAGGTATGACTCGTATCTTTACAACAGAACCTGACTTAATTCGTTTTTTCCACTTACTAGGGGGATATGCGTCCCCATTAACGGTAACAATAATAGGTTGATGCTCAAGATTTTCCCACTCAATATCGGCTTCTTTTAACCACTGAGCAAGTGTTCCACTTCGTTTGTAGTGTTCGATATAAGCCCCTTCCATTAAAGAGGGGTAGATTTCAAGTTGCCACATAATAAATCACTTCTGTATAAGGTTGTGCAAATTTCTCTAGTGTGTTTAATCTTCCCCCAAACCCTTCCTCTGTGTCTAACACCCAAAGACGACCATCTACTTGTACTACTATTCCGACATGTAAACAAAGACCGTTAAACCAGCCTGTTGCAAATGCTCCTGCTACAGGGCAGGATACTTTAATAAGGTTATCTACTACCAATGACTCTGTTGCATGTGTCAAACTGCGTTTACTGGAGGGGTTGATAGATTCAAAAGAAGGAAGTAAAGGAAAACCAAATAAATTATGGGCAACATCTCGTGCCAAACCCCAACAATCAAAGTTGGGATAAGCTCTTCCAGAGGCACAAAACGGTGTACCAATATAGTCCTGAATTTGTCGCATTTTACTTCTTTGTAGAAACCCTATAAAACCTGCGCTGTATATTTGTATCTCTATCTTCTATACATGACACAGAAACCCCGCTATGGTAAGCATGTAACATCTGTAAACTACCTTCATAATTAACAACAATTCCACAATGTACTGGTAGTTTCCCATACCACCAACATATAATATCCCCTTCAACATAGTTCACAGTCTCCTGAAATATCCCTGAAACCAGACACATCTCTATATTCCGTGCGTGTGAGCGCCGATTGTTTGCTAGGACATCATCAATAAATAGAGGTAGCTCAAGACCAAATAATTCATAACCCGCATCTACAACCAAGCCCCAACAATCAAAGTTGGGATATTTTCTACCTCCTTCTTGTAGTGGCAATCCAATATAGTCCTGAATTTGTCGCATTACATATACCTCACACCAGGCGCATTTTCACTTGTGTAGCGTTCTCTAGGCCACGCAAGGTTCAACATATCCATATAGGCTGCTTCAAACACTACATCTCCACCTTTTATTTGACCTCCAATAATGGTCATAATATAAGGTGTACGACAGGGTGATTGTTTATTGCTGTCTAGATATTGACGATAAACTAATGTGCTAGGGCTACCCCCTTCTACAGCAGCTCTTATGTAGGGTTCAGCAATATCAGCCGCCCCAGCAAAACCAAACCGTAAGGATTGATTACCACCTGACCCAGAAGTTGGTAGAGCAATGGAAATGGTGGAGGCTTTAAACAAGCGGTATGTATAGAAGCCAAAGCTTCTAGATACTCCTAACTGCTTATCCTCAAACCCATCCACATACCTTAACGGTTCAAGTCCTGGGACTCTGATTTCAATAGTCTCAAGCAACAATTCTTCTGGAGGCGCAGAAGAGTAGACAGTCTGTAAAAGTGTTGATATAGCCATACAAACAATTATACTAGGCTTCAGGCCAGTTCTCATTCATAGCTATATCAACAATATCCGACCTTGTTACAAGTTCAGGGAACAGGCCCCATCCTTGCGGCATAAGAGGTCTTTCAAAAAACTCTAACTTAACCGAAAACTCCCAATGTGTAACGCCCAAAGCTGCGAAATCAGAATACATACCTATAAAGCGGCAAACAACTTGTGTTTCTACACCGATTGGTGTGTATGCAGACATGTTGAACCACTTAACCCCGTCACCAAGTGAATCCCTAAACCAGGCTTCAAACGCTGAAAATTCAGCAGTTGTCATAATGAACTTAAATGTGGCTATGGTTGGGACGCTAGAGAATCGGCGGCGTTGTCTAGCCCGCCCACTATCCATCTCAGTACGAGTAAATGTAGGAGTATGTTGGTAGCTATGCCCTTCTCTTTGAGGTTTAGGAAATACTGAAGGGTAGTTTATATCTGTAGTAATTGCCATTTATCGTCCAACTCTATTAACACCGTAGGTAGATTCTAATGCAGTTGCAGTCTGACCCCTCGGTAAATGTTATTTATCGTCCAACTCTATTAACACCGTAGGTAGATTCTAATGCAGTTGCAGTTTGCCCGCCTCGGTAAATGGCATTAGCAACAAACACATCAATATCCTCACCTTGTTCGGTTTCTCTGCGTTCCACCTGCCCTGCTTTACTAGCATCCTCAATAATGTTTACAGTCAAGCCAGTATCGGGTTTAGAAGAACTGCCGTAGTTTCTGATTACAGGGGATGGCGTACTTCCACCAACACCGCCCAGTGCAAATCCAGTATGCAGGCTGGCTCGGAATCGTTCAAAAGCGTCTGGCCCACCCAAAGCTGCCATGTCTCGCTGTGATAGTACACCTTCGCCTTTATGTACAATACCTGCTGGTTCATAAACACCGCCTGGTCCTGTGTAACCACCAGAAGCAAAGCCAAACATCCTACCAGCCAACCCTGCAGCCATGATACCTGCAGTCGCTCCAAAAGCATTGGAACCCATAGTTGCTAAAGAGACAGCCATAGCTGCAGGCCCCCAAGCATCTGTTACTAAGTTACCCTGAACAACAGATTGGGTAGTAGCTATTGCAGATTGTGCTGCGTTCTGTGCTCCCAACGAGGCTAATAAGGGCTGCACAATCGCTGCATTAATGGCGATTTTCACCAACATGCTAATAATGTCACTAGCAATGCCCTGTATCAAACCCCTAAAATCAAAAGTACCTGTTTTAAAGAAATCAACAAGTTTTTCTTGTAAGGAGTTTAAAGCATTACCAGCAATGTTAGCTACTTGGGTGTAATAGTCATTTGCTTGTTCAGCATAGCTACTTAAGGCAGACTGAACACCAGCCATCCAATTCTGTTCGTTGGCAAGTCGTTGGTCCGCCAATGTTTGCTCATTCAGCATTGCTTGTGTGTATGCTTCCTGAGCTACACGCATGTCTTCTGCACGGGCAACCGTTAACCTTTCTAAAGCTTGGGCTTGTGTTTCACCAGCACGAAGGTCAAGTGTGCCTTTCTGGAGTTGGTATAGCTGCTGCTCATATTTCAACTCAGCATCACCCTTAGCTTGGTCAAAAGTGAAACCAACCTTAGCACTACGCTTAAATTCTTCTGCCTGTTTAGGACCCATGCCAAGTGTGGCATCTGTCATTTTCACATCAAACTCAAACTGCTCTTGAGTTTTCTGACGAGCACGTTCAGCAGTTTGCTGTTCCAGCAAATCTTTAATCTCTTGTTCTTGTCTAACTCTGTCATCAATCTTCTTGGCTAATTCTGTAGCCTGAGCAAGTTGTTGAGGGCTAAACTTCAGCCCCTGCTCTTTAATGTCGTTGATAAGCTTCTCTTGAGCAGAGAGTTCTCGTACTTTGCTGAGTTGGTTATCAAGTGATTTGATGTATTTCTCTGCATCGTTTTGCTGTTTAGCTCTTTCTTTTTCAGCTTCTCTGGATGTTTTCGCAGGGCCATCTCTGCCTAGAGATATAGACCCGCGTTTAGCCTTCTCCTGCTCATCCAGCGTCTTTGCGTTTTCCCTCAAAGCATCTAACTGTGCTTTACTGGCTCCTTTGTATTTCCCTTTTTCAATATCTGCCTGTAATTGTTTTTCGTGTGTGATTTTACCTTCAGCAACAGACTGCGCTTGGGTAGTAGCAAGGTTTCGCTGAATTAGTTCATTTTGGCGTTCTAGCTCTTGGTAAGCAGGCGATTTTTGACGTTCTGCACGAGCTGTAGCTTCTGCTGCTTTTTGTAACCTCTCCTGCGCCTTTAAGCGAGACTGGATAGAAGCATCTTGTACAGAAGCGCCTACACCTCTACCTACTGTTGTATTGTATGCTTCTTTGATTTCTTCATTAGTCTGTACTGCTAAATCTACAGCTCTAGTTTTAAACCCTTTCATTGTATTCAACTGATTAGTGTAATACGTTTTAAAGGCATTAACCGCACCAGAAAAATTCAGGTTAATAAGGTTAGACCCAACATCCTTAAGGCCGTTTACAAAGTTTATAATACCTTGGATTACACCATCTATAATAGACAGCACTTGCATACCAGTATGGCGCATGTTAGTTACAAACATCTGCACGACGAAGGCAGCAGAGTCCCAAACATAACCGAAAAATGTAAGGAAATTCTCCCACACAGCCATTTGTGCTCTTGCTTCTTCTGCTGTAAGAAGGGTCAAGTTTGTTATAGCACCGCCTGTATCATTAATAGCTGGTATGGTATTAGTAAATAAGTTTTGAGCTAATTCATCAAAAAAGTCCCCCAAAGTAGCTGTGCTGTCTCCGGCTAATTTAATATCATTTCTATAAGCATAAAGAGCTGTACTGATTGCTGCAATAGCCGTAGCCAGCACAATAAAGGGGTTTGCCATTAATACAGCAACAAAGCTTAAGTAAGCTCCTTCAATAGCCGAAATTACCCCTACCAAACTATAAGCAGTTAATCTGAATCCGATAACAGCTTTAGTAGCAACAGAAAGAGCTGTAGCAGTAGCAGTAACATAGCCAGATACAAGGCTTAACCCTTGAAATACAGCAAATCCTACACCTAAAGCCAGCAAAGCATTAGAAACCTCTAACACATAAGGGACTAACTTCGCAATTACGGTGACTAGCGACATCACCATAGAAACAGCAGAAGATAGAGCCGACTTAAAATTAGAAGAGCTGATAATATCTATCATCTCCTGAAAAAATGAGATAAATTTATCCTTATTTTCTAAGTAAGCTGTAGTCAGGAAGTTTTCAACATAGCTCTTAAATATTTTGAAAGTTGATTCCCCCGTAGCCAGCAATGCCTTAGTACGGCCTTCTAAATCACTTGGGTCAATATTTCTTAAAGACTCTATGTACTCCTTCAACTCTCCTATGTTTTCACGCATCAAAGCAAACTGAGTACGTCCACCCCTTGCTGTGAAGAATTTTTGTAGGAATTTATCAGCATCTTGAGCACTTACTTTAGATAGAGCTTTATCTAAATCAACGAAAATATCAACCATATCTCGCTGTCTACCAAGCTTATCAAACATCTCAACACTTTGGCCTGTAGCTTTAGTCAGCTCCTGTAAAGCCTTCCTACTAGCATTCGTCCGACCAAACATATCACGATACCAGTTAATAACTGAAGTACCAGCGGACGCTGCTTTGATACCTGCTTTAGACAAAACACCAAACAAGGCGATTGTGCCTTCAAGTGTTTGATTAAACCTTGTTCCTGATTCAGAAGCATATCGCAAAGAACCATACAGGTCTTTAACAGATAGTGGGTATTTATTAGCAACATCAACCAATTGAGCAGCCGTTTTAGCACTACTCATCATGCTAATATCAAACAAGTGATTAGCCTGAATCAACAAATCAATAGATGTGGTTAGGTCTGTAGCACCTACAACAGCAAGGTCTGTTGCAGGTTTAAGCACTGCTATTGCTTCAGCATTTTGTAATCCTGTACGACCTAGCTCTACATAAGCATCTGCCAACTCATTTAAGGTAAAAATAGACCCTTCGTTGATTTTCATTAAGTCTCTGGTCGCTACTTCTTTAAAATTAGTTACAGCGCGTCCAGCTTTATCTACCGCCATGCCCACCTTCTCGGCCATTGCAATCTGGCCCTCAAACTGAGCACCAACATTAAAAGACCTGACTACCCCCATACTAGCGGCAGCACCTAACATCATTGGACCTACTTTACCCCAAGTAAGCCACAATGCACCGAAACCAGAAGCAAGCCCTCGAATAAATGAGTGGGTACTGTTTGCCTCAAAACCTAAAGCTCCGAGTGCTTTAGTGAAGATATTAGTCTTCTTGATGGAATCATCAACAATAGGGTTAAAGTTTGGTGGGATTGGAGACACTGCTGGTTGTTTCGGAGTCACTACCTTACCAGAAGTTACTCCTTGTGCATTGATAGGCATGTATGCCCCAACAGGGCTAGCTTGTGCCACTGCTACAGAATTTTGAATGCTTCTTAATCTTGCATCTGTCTGTCGTTTCTCAAGCGCCACTAACGCATCAAATGCTTTTTGTTTTTGCTGTATTAGTGTAGCAGCCGCAACTTTCTCAGCATCAATAATTTTCTTACTGCCAGCCGCAATAACCGCAGCTTTTTCATCATTTAACTTTTTAAAGTCAGCAAGTTGTTTCTTATGTTCAGGTATAAGGTTAGCTCCTTTATCCTTGAACCCCATCACATCCTGTGCAGGCATACGGATGCCTGCCTTACTGAACTGGGATATAGATGCTTCATAAGCTGCTGTAGCCTCAGCCCTCATCTTTGCTGACAAAGTTCGTCCTCTGACTTTGACAACCTGCTCCACACCATCCATAGCTGTTGATACACTAGCTGTAGCAGATGCGCCTAAACCTTGGCCCATAACATTACCAAGATTGCTACTATTAGCTTGTATAGTAGCAGCAAGTTTTGCCATTTCGGTTTGAATAACCGAATTCAGATTTGAAAACCCAGTTTTCATACTTCTGCTCATTGCCGCAGAAGCCTCACTCATCTGTTTAATAGACGAGCTTAAATCATCCAAAGCAGAGGATTTCCCTTTTAGACCGACTAACAACTTACGAAGTTCTTCTAAAGCCTTACCAGAGCCTCTAGCCGCAGTTAAAGTAGAAGTCAGCTTATCAAAAGCTACAACAGCTTGTTGAACCTGCTCTACCCCAGGCATGTTAATTGGTAAGTCTATACCTTCAGCCATGAAAAAATCCCCATAAATATATGGGGATTTTATACTTTATTTACCTTTCTTGGAAGAGGTTGCCCTCTTTATCTTTTCTTGGGCCTTCAATAAATAGTGGTCATCAAGGGTTTGTATGGCCCTGACACTACTTTCTAAAAATGGCTCATTATAGATTTGGCAAAAAGTGTATATTTCTCGAATGGTAATTGGGAGGGGTCCAGATTCAGAATGTCTTCTATCTCTGGATAGAGCTACGAAATGTAAATACAACCACTGCTCTGCTGTATCTAACTCCGGTTTGTTTAGTAAGGCTGGAGGGGTAATACCAGTCTCACTAGCAATTAACTCTAATTGTTTCTCCTTGTCCCCCCAGTTAAGGGACCACTCAAGAAAATCTACTAGTTTTTTTCCGCTTCTTGCTCCTGTACAAGTTTATAAGCTGCTGTGTCTCGTGCTTGGGTAGCTACCCAGTCACGGAAACCTTCCAAAGCCAGAAGCTTCTTAGCATTTTCCTTACTATAAGCCAATGTCTCGCCTTTGTACTTAACATCACCTTTCCAGCCCAGCAGGATAGCTTCTGAGTACAGATAAATCATCATCTCAGTAGTTTTTGCTTCCGCAGCAGCGTTATTAGCATCAAGTGTTCGTTTGTGTTGCTTGTAAAAACGAGCAGCCAAGCTGTTATATTTGGAATTCTCACTCCGTGCAATCAAAAATTCAGTGCCATTGGCATACGGGACATAAATTGCATCATCAGTTACAGCGAACTCGTTAAAAATATCAATACCTTCGGACATAGTATCTCCTTGTTAATGTCGCCTAAATTATAACAACAAAAAGAGGAGAAATTAATCCCCTCTTTTTTACTCAAGTTATTTATTCTTATGGTGCTACTGCATCACCCAACCTGTCAATAAACATGACCTTACGCAGTTCTGGAGTAATGTTGCCCAAGTCAAGCAGTGCAGTCACTTCCAGGGATACCATCAAGTCTTCGTCCTTCCCGTTGGCAGGAGCATCGTAAGAAGAGATGTTCGCTTTTGGTAGTGTAAAGACATACCCATTACCACTACCATCAAAAGCTGTAAAAGCGATTTCCATATTCTCGTTTTTACGGAACTCTTGGTAGAACATAGCACCGCTGCTAAAGTACGCTTCGATAGAGAAGGTGGCCTCAATAGTACCACTACCAATACCTACCGCACCCAAAGCACAAATAGCATTTTGTGCCCGCAAAGCATTGTCGTAGCTCATGCTCAAAGAAGTCACAAAAGTACCTGTCAGCGGAGCACCTTTAGCCCAAAGCGCACAGCTAGTACCAGATACACCAGACATAATGTCATAGGCTTTAGAAGCTGTAGGTACTCCAGCAGGCATAAAGGATGTTGAAGCTTGGTTAGAGTCTGTACCCATAAAGGCAAACTCACCTGTGGTCAAAGCACCAGATGCAATTTCCAGGCTCATTGAGCTTGGTGTCATACCTCGGTAGACAAAGAACTCACCCACATCGTTAACTTCCCGTTCAATAGAGAAACTAGGCTGCAATGTACCGTTTGAGAGTCGAGCAGCATGGATTTTAGTTGCTGCACCTGTACCAACCGCTGCGGGAGTGCCTGGGTCAAGGGTGAGAACGGTACTCGTTGGCGCTGTAACTTTACTAACTCGGAAAAGTCGATTATCGTTGAGAGTGCCAGAACCTCGTACTGTGAACCACTGACCAGCTTTCAAGGTGGTGAAAGCAGAGGAACCAGTAGTGGCAGCAGAAGCAGTGATTGTAGTAGCTGTAAAAGTAGCATTAAATGCTGTACCTACACCATTAGTACCAAAAGCTGTAAAGGTATTCTGCAAAATACCTTCCAGCAACGGGTCATACTCAGCATAAGATAGCTCGAAATTCAGAGAACCACTAGCCTCAGCCTGTGTTGGTACAACAGAAGTAGCAGCCCGATACGCATTCAACTCTTGAGAAGTCTCTTTTGTCAGGGCAAAAGTTAGTGACTCACCTGTAATACGCAAATTTTTAGCTGTACCAACAGTTGGGGTTTCGCCTAGTGTTGTTTCTTTGATATAGCGTACTTGTACGCGAGAAGTGGAAGCAAGTGTCATACCTAATCCTTATAAATAGTTTTTGTAGAATAACATAAGACACTTAAAGCATGTGATACATAGTATAAATATGTCAAGGTCTTGAATCGAACCAGAGCGGGATGTAGGCCCCTTGACCGACCCAACCCTGTACAGGCTTAATGGTAGCGAAACTAGCTGCATATGTTCTGATTGGTGTTATAGAATCAGTCATATGTAACTTCGGGTAGAAAAACTCTACTAATTTATTAGCCTGAGACATTCCAGACCCCTCTTTGACCATAGCCTCTACTGCTATCACACCTAGCACTCGATGCCCTGGCTGTGCAGCAAGGTCTGTCTGGTATCCGTCTAACAAGGTCATATTTAACCTTAGAAACGGTTTAGTCTGTGTTGCCGTGTTTACTACATTGGTGTTGTAATACTCAACCAACAAAGGATAATCAGACCACGCTGCCTTTATAGTCTCAACTTTTGCAGTCAAAGCAAGTCTTGCTTGTTCTAATGTAGTAGCCATTTTATGAAACCGTCTTTATTAGTTTTGAGATACGCATAGTTTTGTATTTCATACGAACATAATTAGCCATTGCAACCTCCCCGCCAAGCAGGTTCACTGGTCTGATTTTTATTCCGTTTCCAGGAGCATCCTGAATTTCCTGTGCGTAGGGTGTATTATTAACAATAGACACACGACTATTCCACTTTATTGTGGAAAGTTTAGCAAGTTCTTTGTTGGACCTGCTTACAGCAGGGTCATCCCCCATCTCATATCGCTTTGGTGTTTTACGCCAATCCCGAACCCTGTAGTTAGAAATGCGCTTATAGCTGGAAGGAACACCATGAACCTCAATCTTCCAGTTTGAGGCTAGATTACCTGAAAATTGAGGAGTTAAACGAACAACATCCTGAAATGCGGCGCTTACTAGGTTTCTTTTAGCTTGGGTGATGGTGGTCAACATCTTGCTTTTTTGTTTAGCAATACGTTTTAGACTACTTTGTATGCCTACATCAAAGGAGGTCATTAAGCTCTCCTGATATGTAGATTCCACGCATCATAGTAAGGTGTCTTAGTTTTAACTTGCCAGGAATCAGAACCTATAGTGACAATATCACCTGCGGAAATACTTACCACATTGTCCAATACAAGTGTTTTGTCTCCTTGCTCATATGGTCTATCAGCTTCAGTTTTGAAGTCATAAAACATATACATATCAAGCAAAATACCTACTGTTGTTTGTGAGTTTGTATAAGTTTCTGTAATTGGGTCAAAAGCCCCTACAATACTTACAGCTACTTTCCCTTTTTCTGGTGAGGCTTCACGGACAGTATCCGATATTTCATCTGCTTGAGCTACAACAAAGCCTTCCAGCTCTGCATAGGAATCCCTAACCCGTAACAGTTTATTATTGCTTTTTAGAAAATAACCAAAAGGAACTTTTTCTGTACTTCCGAAATAGACATCAAAGAACGGCTGATAGCCGCTTGTTGTTTGTGTATCAACCGTACTCTTTAAGTATCTGGTTTGTGCATACACAGGGTCTACCACAGTACCTTTAACCACTTGAGCTGGGCTTAGTATCTGATACCTGTCAGTAGCAAGTTTTGCTGCTCCGCTAAGGCGGATTGGCTTGTCAAAAAAAGTATCTTGAACAAACTCCCCCAGTAACCAGACACTTTCTTGTACCTTAATTACTCTTCTAGAGGCATTGGGGGTGCCTGGAGCTACAGAGATGGTTCTACGTCTCTCAAAACTACCATCAGGTTTGGAACCATCAAAACCGCTAAATTGCGCCTTCCATAGATAAGCTCCAGTATACGCATCATATACTGAATCTCTATCAAAAAACATGGAAGCGCGATGTAGTTTCATATTAGGTATTCGTTACAGGGTTGTAACCCAGAGGTGCAGTGGCAAAGAAAACCCTAGCAGATGCTACAGGCACATCTACCTCCAGCTCCTCTAAAAATTCTACAAGTCTATCTTTAATGGTGTTATAAAGAGATTCCACACCATCTTTTACCATCTCTAAAGGGTCTGCAAACCTATCTAACTTAGCCCGACCATCCGTGATACTTTTAGGCGCAAACAGAGGTAGGGATGTTAGTAAAGTTTTTGCTGTAGCATAAGCCGAAAATAACTGCACTAAATCCACAAATCGTTGCTGCATAGGTGTCAACAGGGGAGGCGGGTCAGCCACTAAAGGAAGATACAATGGCTCAATATCTGAGGATATTGTGTCAAAGTCTAACCTCAGCAACTGCAAGTAGATAGGAAGTTCTAAGGTGACATCTTCTAAATCATCCTCAGAGACTCCAAGAACTGCTCGAATACTGTCATATGAGGTGAATAGGTTTAAGGATGTCATAGGTATTAGATGGTGTGGGTCTACATTATAACCAAATTACTCAGCAACAGGATTAACTTTTACCGTCTGAAACAAGCCTGCGGCAAGTTGTGATTCTACCCACCCATCTCTGGTTGTATATGCTGTAGGGGTGGAGTCGTATTTTTCACCTGTAAGAGGGCTTACACAATACCCAACAACTGAAATTACAAATACATCATCCGCAGTCTTTACAGGTTGAGTAATTACTGGAGAGGTTGGGGTTTCTTCGTTTTTCTTTGGTCGTGCCATTTTTTAAACTCCTAATGCAAATGTGGGGGCGTTATGCCCCCACTTAGTCTCTATGTTCTGTTACACAGTCAGGGTAAGTACACTGAATGCGTCATCAAACAAGCGGTAAGCAATATTGCCATAGTCAACTCGCAGTTTGGTAGAACGGCGGATTGCATATGATTCAACTGCGTTATATGCCAGAGAAGTAGAAGTTACCAGGTGGTAGCCATAACGGGAGTCAAAGCCCATAATGGTGTTAGCTGGGAAGTCTTTAACCACAATCACATCTACTGTAGAAGCCCAAGTAGGGTTCATCACACTTTGCAGGGTGTCAATACGAGCACTTGTGGGGTTATCACCAGATACCGTAGGACGACCTGTTCGGCCTTCAAGTGCAATAGCTGTGTCAAGGTCACACACAACGGTATCAATTTTACGGCGGTCACTGTTGGAATACAGGAACTTCATCCATGCTTTTTGGGTCAAAGTGCCAGCAGTGCTAATTGTAGCGTCCAAAGTCTTAGCTTGTACACCTGTCAAAGCAGCCATATCCAGGTCTGTATCACCATTCAACAGTGACTTCAGTTGGTCATATACACGGACGGTATATTCAACTTCAGCTTGACGCTGCATACTCAAAGCTACGATAGGAATCGACAGGTTTTGAGATACTTGGTCACTATATTCGATACCAATTGAGTTAGTAGCAATCTTGAATGCGCGGTCAGAAGCAGTCAGCAGTACATTGCTTTCTGGTTCAGACAGTTGAGCAATCGGTTTGCTTCGTTTCCCTTCAGGGCCTGAATAGTTGATGATAGGACGCTCAAATCGAGAATCGGGAATTGAATCCGTTACCGCAGCTTTAGCATTGAAAATGGCGTTCAAACCAGAATCAGAGCTACGCAGCTTGTTTTCAATCGAATCCATCAAGTATGCTGACATTACCAATCGACCTGTAACAGAGCCATCATTGGTAGAAGCTGCTTGAAAACGACCTTGGTCAACCGCTTTAGCTTCCTGAACATCTTTTACTCGAACACCCTCTCGACCAATACCCATTGCAGCATAAATCTGCTTAGATACTGAAGGATTATCACCAGTAGAAACCTGACCATCAAGGTATCGCAGAGCGTGAGGAGCACCTGCTGCTTCTGCTGGACCCAAGGTACTCAGGTCCAATTCGATTTGATGGGGTTTATTTTCAAAGTCTAGTACGCTGATTTTAGCCATTAGTTATTCTCCAGATTACATTAATTGAATTACGCCAACAGTACCAACAGCGCCTGTACCAGCACTGCCCAAACTGACTACACGGGCACGGAAGGGGGCAGTTTTTGCATCGGCTTGGATCGTAGCAACACGAACTTTCAAAGGCCCTGGCAATTTCGTGCCTTTTGCAGTAACAGTACCAACTACTACATAATCACCGACGGCAATAGCACCTGTACCAGCAGCTTGTGACCCGTCAAAGGTTACGTATTTATAGCCTTTATCCACGATACCACCAATACTATAACCATCTACAGTACCTTGTAGAGCAAGCTCTGAAGATGTGATAACGCCTTCGATAGCATCACCAAGCGCACATAGCTCATAACGGCTGTCTCCTGTAAGCTTTACAGCTTTCAAAAGCTCAGTATCACCGTACTGATTGCCTGTACCTGTCTGACCTAATCGAACAGTGTAGACTGGGAAAGAGTGAATAGTTTCACCAACTAGGAATTTAGCCATTTTTAATGTCTCCGTTTAAACTTTAAGTGATTTGGCTTGTTGCAGAAAAACTTGATTAGCTCGTACATCTGCATTAGTAGGTTGCTCTTCAACAACACTAGCAGTTGATTTAGCAACACCGCCAGATTTAAATGCAGTGCTCAAATCCGCTTTAGTTGTTGCATAAGCCGCTACTACTTCAACATGGCTCATAGCAGACATATTTACAGTTCGGTTTAAAGCAACACACATTTGAGTGATAGAGGCTTCTACAATTGAACGCATAGCTGAGGCTGAAGCTTCTGATTTATCAGCTTTCTCAGTTAACGCTTGGACCTGGGCTTTAAGTGAATCTAGCTCTGCCTTGGCAGCTACCAACTCACTTTCAACCTTTGCAAATGTTTCTGCATCTTTTGGGGGGTTTTCTGGCAGGGCTGCCGCAGCAGTATCTGCTGGAGTTTCCGCAGCAGTGTCACCTACTGCTGATTCAACACCTGCCAAAACTTCTTCCAAAGGTACGCCTGAAGCAAGTGCTTCTAGCTGTTCCTTGGTTAGATTATGTTTCATATTATTTCCTGTTTGAGTACACACAGAAGCATTGTGTTGTGATTTAGAGCTATTGTCAATTGATGCTGATACAAACCTATTTAATTTGTCATTTTTTGTTGGTTTAATTTTTTCACCATAAGCAAGTGCAGTTTCTAGTGTTCCAATCTCGTGAACAATACCTACCTCTTTACCTCGCACACCTAGAAACTCTTTACCTTGTGCCATATTTCGGTCAACGTTGGTATAGGTAGTACCTAGATTTTCTGCAACATCAGTCACGAACATAGCATACAAATCTTCAAGCATTGATTCTGCTTGTGCTTTTGCTTCCTCGCTGAGAGGTTCATGTGGGTTTAGCAGTGCTTTATACTTCCCTGCCCGCAATACAGTGGTTGTTACCCCTTCCTGCTCATCTGCTTTAGAGTATTCAGTATGGATACGCAACACACCAATACTACCGTTAATGCCTGTTTCAGATGTAATGATATGGTCAGAAGCACTGGCTAGCCAGTAGGCGGCAGAAGCAGCAAACTCACTATAAGCATAAATAGGTTTAACTTTACCAACTGTCTTAATAAACTGCGCCGTATCTCGTACACCAGCAACTGAACCGCCGCCAGAATCTACATACAACATAATAGATTCTGCATCTTTATCCATTACCGCTTCAACCAAGGCAGCTTTAATGTTGTCATAGCCCTGAAGACCAAAATACTGATAAATAGCATTAGCTTCGCCCTTAATAAGATTGCCTTCAATCTTCACAACACCAACTGAACCTTGTCGAGAATACAAGGATTCAGGTTTATATTGGTCTTCATTTTTGTCAGTAATATCTGCCTTGAATTCATCCATTCGCTTTTCAGCTTTGGCAAGTGTTTCCTCGAATTTTTTCCTTTGGCTAGGGTAGCCAGCCCATAAGTCATCCATGTTAATCCTTTGGTTGTGTTGGTTTATCTTTACCCATTGTAGCGGTTTGACTTGTCGGGTTCTCAACTATAGGTATACCACCGCTATCAAACATAGTGCCCATTAAAGGCTTATGTCCTACAGGAGGTAGATTCCCTGTTAATCTAATACATGCCTCTTCATCTGTAATAAACCCTAGAGACAAAAGTTTAGTCACACGAGACATCTCCATCGCTTTGTATGCTTCAAGCTCTGTCTTTGGGCGGAGGTCTATCTCGGCATAGTTGAACTCTACATAAACATCATAACCCATTAACCGCAAACCTTGAGTTAGGATACGGCTGTACATGGTATTGAGTTTTGTTCTTAATATGTTGGCAGACTTTAAGAATAACAGACTACTGGCTGTAGCTGCTGTACCGCTGGCATCCCTACCTAAAATAGCAGGCATTGTTTTAGCACCAGCAGCTAACTTACTATTTAATAATTGCTGAATAATGCTTAAAGTCTCAGCAGACCCTTTAGAACCTTGCCCGCTATTCTCTAATGTTCCAAACTTAACAGAATCCAAAGAGATAAGTGCATCTTCTGGTTCCAGATTCTGTAATAGGTCTGTCAGCCCTGTGATGAGTCCAGTATAAAACTCAGCAAGTTTGTCTGGGTCGTTGAGAATCTCAGGTGGGGTGGATGCCTTTACTTTATCCTCAATAATAGTAGCCACTAAACGAGGCTGTAAAGCTCGTTGTAAGCTATTACGAACATCGTTTAGGAATTTGGAATCCGCAAGAACTGCCTGTATAGCCGAATCCAGAAAACCGTTGCTATATACACTCAGCAGGTTCTGGTCTATAGCAAGGTAGAAGAATGTGGGGATGTCTAGGTTTATCTCTTCACCGCCAATATCCTGAAACGGATAAACTCCAGCTTTCGAGTCTTCCTTAAACTTGAGGGTTGTCGTCGAAATTGGCTGTATGTATGTCGGAAGTCGTTGAGTATCCAACACTAACTCTGCTGCCATACTTCCGTACAACAACCCCTCAATAGCCAGGGACTCTGAAATACTACCTAGGTCTGAATAGGGGTTGTAGCCTAATGCCACATCCCCTAAGAAAGTCAAACGGCGAATCAGTTCTTGGGCTACTTGTGTTCCCTCAACATTTATTGTGCCATCCATATCCCTAGATACAATGGTAAACGTATCTGGAATAGCTACTCGTAAATAACTATTAACTGTAGCAGCTAAATCAGGGTTAGCGTAGGCAAGGTCCTTAATAATCCTGCGGGTATCACTAACCCCATTACGGAAGGTCGTAATATCCGTAGAAGCAAGGTTTTTATCTTCTCTGGGTAAAGCTGACTGTGACTTAGCTATTTGTCGCTTAAAGCTATCAACAGACCGTTGTTTATTAGGAGCTTTAGGTAATGGCGCAGGCGGAAGCCTTCCAGCCGCTGCCTGGAAGTGAGAGAAGAATTGTTTAGCAGAATGTAAAAGCCCCATGCCAGTATCTAAATATTCAATTAGCGTATTGTGCCATGTATATTTAGATGTTGCAAACCCTATGTGAAAAATGTTTAGACAAACAAAAAGGAGGTTTCCCTCCTTCTTGTTAAATCATTTCACAGACTCCTGCTGTACAGGCAAGTGTTTGTGTATTTTCTGTTCGGTCTTCAGTTTCAAATTTCTCCAAGCCTTTCCAATCGAACTCTGGCATTTTAGCTTTTAGTTCATTGAATTCAGCTTCAGTTACTTCTTGATAAGGAGCTTGCTGGTATACATGGTCACTGAAAGGCAGGAAACTTACCCCTCCAATCTTATCAAAATTTTGGTAAACCCAATCACCAACAGCAAGCCATTCATGGTCACGAACATAAACCGTAATTGATGGGTTGTGTTCACACCAGTAGGTAGCAAACATCAAATAATGGTTCAACTGCTGGATAGCGGTCATGTCATTTCGGAATACTGCCTTCTCAGGGCCTGCTACAGGAAAACTGAAAACATCTGTGGTATCGCCTTTCAGTACACAATCTTCAACAGGGAAACCTTCAGCCCTCATAAACTGAGCAAGTGGGTCTTTCTTGTCTGCTCGAACTGTGCGAATATAGTGCTGACTATAGCGAGGATGGATACCAGAAGCGGAATCAACTAATTGTGAAACAGTACCTGAAGGTTTCACAGTAGTAATAGCTACAGATTGATTAATACCCAACTTCTCTGCCCACACCTTATTCACTTCAATAGCATGTGCTCGCAACTCAGACAACCATGTTTCAGCCTCTGGACTAGCAACCGATAATACTTCATGGTCCATGATACCCGTCATTGATACACCCAACAAACGCTCTTCCTCTTGGTTTTTCTTCCAAATATCACGAACATATCGGAAGTTACTCAAAGTAGATTGGAATGTGCCCATAATGACAGCTAACTCTACTTTCTCTTTAATGGTTGTGAAGGTGTCGCCAGCACGTAAAATCACCTCGGTAAGGTTACATAAACCAGCACTTCTTAATAGAATTTCGGAGCAGGGGTTTAGACCAAACTCAAAAGAAGGGTTACGCCGCCCTGTTTCAGATGCTTTACGCTTGGCAGAGGCACGGTTAAAAATACCTCGCTCACCAGACTTAGACTCAATCAGAGCTTGCCACTCTTTCAGGAAAATTTGCATCTCAGGACGTTCTGTATAGACCGCTGAGTTGTTAGCAAGCGCTCGTTGTGGTTCTGTCTCCCACCAGTTACCAGACTTCGCTCCACGCATACGGTCATCTGACAGGTTAGAAAGAGAAATCAAAGCTGAACGACGAACACCTCCAACTACAACAATGTCAGCAATCTTACACACTAGGTCATGACACTCTACTGAAGTAAGCTTACGCCCAGCAGCCCCTTTAAACAGAGCAACGGAGAATTTAAACAAATCAACAAGTGGGTTAGGCCCTGATGCTCGACCGCCAAACACCTTCAACTTCTCACCTGCGGGGCGAACCTTAGATACATCCCATTTGGGGACTCTGCCAACATACAACATAGCCACTAACTCTTGAAAAGCAGTAGCCCAACCAATTTTGCTGTCCTCTACAACAATAACTTCTGCATCATCTTTGAATACCGATGCAATTTCAGGTAGCTGAGTAATGCTTTGACGCTCAACACTGAAACCAACACCTGTACCACACATAAGAATATAAAGAATCTCATCAAATGCACGAATGTTATCAACTGCAATGAAGCTACAATTGAAGCCCGCCATTTCATCGCGGTCAAGTGCTGGGCCTGCGGCCATTAAGGCTCGCATGGAGGGCATACACTGCAAAGATTGGATAGCGGACTTAACACGAGCCGCTGGATATTTGTCAGGAAAACGACCAACAAAGAAATCAACATAACGGTCTACAGTCTCTGACCAATTTTCTCGGCGTTGTTCACTATCCAGCCAGCGGGCGTAACGAGACTTGTGAATATAAGATTGCAGAGGAGTGGGCAGAGTGGTAGGTAAAGATGTGTTCATGTAATGTCTCTCTAAGGTTCATAAACCTCCTATGTAGGAGGTGTGGGGAATGAAATCTGAAGTAGTGATTATAAAGGCTTTAGTCTTGTTTGACCTCCAATAACCACCTTGTTTTACCGCAATCATACACTCGGAAAATCTGCTGGGATTCAGTGATTTCCCTTTCGGTTTTGCCCTCACAGGCAGCATCTCCGAAGCGTTTTCGCAGTTTAGATTTTTGGTAATTTGACTTGTGGTACAAGTTTTCTTGATTGCCGTATTCTCTGTACTTATAGTCTGGAGGAAGTTCGGCATCCCTTGTGAAACCTGCTGCCTCATAGGTTCGCCCTGTAAACATACTCTTGTCAGAGAATGAAACAACAGTTTTAACTTTTGGGTTGTCCTTGAGCCAGGCTTTTAACAATCTTGTAAACCCTCCAACCACTTGAACAGATGTTGCATACCTAGCAAGTTCTGCGTGTTCTTCAAATTTACCTTGATTACGGTTAGACGTATTAAATGTGAAACCCATTACAGCCACTAACCTGCCTTCATACTCAAGCCCGTAAGCATCTACAGCAGTACCGTAACCTTGAACATGATTCTCGTTCAAAAAAACCTTAGCCTGCGGCGTATATACCTTCACAACCTTACATTTACGGGCAAACACGCGCTCCGTTTGCAGGTTCAGTGCAGACTTGAGCAAGTTCTCTATTTGTGGTCTGCGATTTTCCCAGACATCACCGAATATGTGGATACAACGGTAGCCATTTGTAGCTGCCATGTCAGACTTGTCTCTGTGTTGCTGATTAGAAGTGTATTCAGACGAGTGCCAGTAAGTAGAGTTGTATTCAATCACAAGTTTTTGTGTATGGATTGCAATATCAAATGCCTTTCGTGTTTCGGGAAACGAAAATTCCATTTCATGTTCAATATTTAGACTGGTCAGGAATTCGGAGATTTCTCGGTTCTGTTTAGAGATACGGCTACTGCATGAAGGGCAGCCAATACCGCGAATGTGTCCGTTTACTAAATGGTTAAATTCTCCGTGGTCTGGACAAATCGCGGTAACTCTTGACCTCTGACCTACAGCACCCTGCATCTCTTTATAGGTGTACCTCCCTTTGTGTGCTTTTGTACCTTTAGCTACGACCTCAGAAAAAGACATACGCAAACGATTACTTGTTGTAAAACCTCTACATCCAGGACAACCAGCCTTCTGCCTTATATGGGAAGCTGCTTCTTGCTTAAACTCCCCATGAGTCGGGCATAAAATAGTCAAGGTGGCAACCTTCCCTACTTTCAACCACTCAGCAGACAGATACTCATACTTATCTCCATGCACAGCTCTGGCTCGTGCAACCATCTCCTCAAAAGTCTGTCTACGGTTAAGAGATGCCTGCTCCTGCCCACACTGATAACAAGCTTTTCCGTTCAGGTGCCCACTCAACGCCTGAACAACTTCACCATGTTCTGGGCATGTGTAGTGCAGCATAGCAGGTCTACGGCTGTAATCCACATGGCTGTAAATGTACTTACCTTTGTGGGTTTCATTAGCCTTAGCCACCACATCTTCAAAAGAAGAACGGCGCAATTCCCCTGCTACCTGCTGTGAACATTTCTTGCATGATAGAGGGGATTTGAGGAATTCAGCTACAGCAGTGTTGTAAGTCCCATGCTCAGAGCAAGTGACATCAATTCGACTCTTGCCTGCTACTGTGGTTAGGTTACTAACCTGCACTTTTGGGTTTTTGATGTGAGCAACCACCTGTTCCAGCGTTATCTTTCGTGACATAAATTCTCCTTAAAGAAGGTGTTAGTGTACCACATAGTTTGGCTAATCCATAACTCCATAAATAATTTTACAAAAAGAAAGAGGCCGAAGCCTCCTTCCAAGTCACGCCCGACTGCGCTTAATCTTCTGTACTAAGCTAACTCCAGCAGCTACAGCCCCTGTTCCACCTGCCGTACCGCGCATATCACATGCAAGTTTCATGTATAGGAGGGCAAAGTGGTAATGGTCGTTCTCATCCCCAGTCTTCTCCCATACATACACCAGCTCTCCTTCTTTTGTAAACTTCTGTATGCGTTTCAGACTCATCATGTGAGCTTTAAACTCATCATGGTCATCCTGCCTCTGGATAACAAGTTTTCCATCCTTGATAACACCTAGCAACTCATCAAGTGCCACATTCCTGTTCACTTTTACGAGCCGCATAGCCATCTTACCTTCTTGCACATCCTCCTCGTCCTCTTGTAGTGTGAAGGCGTTTGGATTTTTAGAGGTTACAAAGATTGCTCCCCACCAATTAGGCCGCGCCCTAGACACACGAGTCACCAAGTCCGTGTAAGGCTGGCTATCCATAACAGCCATAAACACACGATACTCAGCAGCTAACTCCCTAGACCGTACCTCGAACTGTGTGTAATGCACCTTTTCCCTGTGGACAAGTAGGATTTCGCCTGAAGAAGCCACTCTACCTATACAAATATGGCAGGTAAGCCCCATATCTGCACCCATAACATGCAAGTCAGAGGACATTAAGCTCGTTTGCAGGTTTTTATCTAAATCAGCAAGGGTAATAGACTCGTTCGCTTCCTCAGCCGTAAGCCCTAAAGCCTGATTTTTAAACTCACTAATACGCTTATATTTAGTGCTGGACTGCACCAAATAAGGCACAGAAATGATATTCGGAGCCGAAAATGGAGACACATACCAAGCATTAGCATCGTGCGCCTCACTTGGGTTCTCACAAACGAACTCCAAACGACTGTGATGCAGGTCTGGGTCCTTGCCACAACTAGGGCAAGCAAGGTAGGCATCACGCCAGTTCGTCTTATGTAAATTATCTCTTGTAATTTCCTCTAAGCTGCTATCCCAACCAGGCACTACAACATGATTGTAATAATCAGGTAGAAAAACATGACTGCAATGGTTGCATTTAGCAAGGTGTTTATACCTGTTAGCAGTCTCAGCTTCCTTACTTACCCCATACCCTTCTGTAGTAGGGGTGGAAAAGATTTTTCGTATCTTATGGGGCTTGTGCTGTAGACGGGAAACGTACACCGACGTAGTTGTTATATCACTCTTGTCGTATTCGTCGTGCACCAAACAATTCGCAGGCGTAGAAATACCAGCCGTACTAGAGAAAGTCCCTTTAAAGAACAAGAAACTATTACGACCGAACTGTTTAACCGTGCTGTTATTCATGTTCGGATTGACCATACGCAAGACTTCAGGAGACCCCTCAATCATTGGGTCAATCCTTGTACGGTTATTCGTTTCAGCATCTGTAGCAGACGGAAATGTATATATAACCGTAAAATCATCCTGTGTGATGCAAGCTGCTACTGCATAACGGTACAAAATCTCAGACAAACCAACTTGGGCGCACTTAATAACGATGCTTGTTCTAGCAGCATCTGAAATAATTGTTCGTTGGAATTCATGGTCTTTGAAACTAAACTTACGGCTGTCCAAATATGTATGCTTCTCAATCCAAGGCGCAAGGTTTGTGACGCTGTAAGTATTATTTACCCCATCTCTTAGACGAGCTAAATGGTCAGAATAGTCGTCCATTATTTAGCACCTTTTAGAATGCGTTCATACTCATCAAAGAAGATGTCTTGTGACTCTTTAGGGGCTACTTTGATAGCCTGAATTACTGCTGCCTCTATTCGTTTTGAGCGTTCGGCATTATACAAATCCGTTTGTGTTTTGCTGATTTCTTTCAAAATAGTAGAGATTGTGTTGATAACTTGTGCAACTTGGTTTGCTGGGGTGTCTGTATAACCAATATTAGCTAAGAAAGAAGTAGCTTGACTATAAATCTTAGCAAGTTCGTCATCTATTTTCAGTTCACTCAAAGGCTTGTAATCCTCAGGTATTCCTGTGAGTATCTTGGCATCAGGTTTC